CAATAATCGCGCCCGTTGCCATCGTTACTGCAATTAGGTCTACCAGCCATCCCATAGCTACCTCCGCTTCTTTTTGCGTTTAGCTGCTGTATCTCCACCATTCGTGAGCGCAAGACCAAAATAGATTGCGCATACAGCGGAAATCAGCCCCTGCCAGCCTAGCGTTGGAAAGCACAAAATACCAGCACCTGCCAGTATCGCTGCGAATCCCATAAATGTTGAGCCAGTGTTACTACTACTCATCTGCCCACCTGCCTGTAAGAAGTTCTAGCGGCAAAGTGTTCACTGGGTTATCTTTAAGTTGCTGCTGTGTCTGATCACCGTGCCCGATAAATGGCTGGGGTGAGCTATTTATCGTTATACTCACCCCAGCCGGCGCGACATTATCGCGAATCATCGGATGTGATGAGAGTGAATATCCCATAGATCAGTTGGCATATGCCCACAGCAAACAGAATAATACTGCGCACGAAAACAGCGCCGACTAAATTACAGCCGTCTTCGAGCCACTGCAACTCCGCATCTCTGCGTCCGCGATAATAACCACCTTTTTCAAAACGACCCATATGACACCGAATTTGTTGCAGGATGACGCCCTGCCGCGTGAACAGAGTTTTGAAATACCTGACAAAGGTGTTCGTTCTCTTGTTCATGAATTGCTCAATATTGACCGCAATGACGCTCAAGCCGTTAATGCGCATGCGGACATTTTGACACAGCTCGCGACGAAGAAGTTCTTTCCTTCGCTTGAGCCTTTACTGCCATTGGTTTTGAACCTGAACGGCCGTCCATATAATCTATCCCAGCACTACTGTTTTGCGCCTTTATTTAGGCTGCTCATGCCCAAGAACATGGTGCTGAAGACAGGCCGACAGGTATCAAAAAGTACATCGCTCGCCGCGCACGGAGTCGTATTAGCCAACTGCTTACCGTTCTTCAAGACGTTGTATGTAACACCGCTATACGAACAGATTCGCAGATTTAGTAACAACTACGTGCGCTCATTTATAGATCAATCGCCAATTAAGAGTCAGTGGTGTGGAACCGACACCGAGAACAACGTGCTGCAGCGTTCATTCAAGAACAAAAGCATCATGTTGTTTAGCTTCGCGCTTCTCGACGCTGACAGAGTCCGCGGTATCAGTACAGATCGTGTAGTGATCGACGAGGTTCAGGATATGGACCCCGACCACATTCCGATCATTCAAGAAACGATGTCGTATAGCCGATTTGCCCTTCTTCACGTGGCCGGGACCCCAAAAAGTCTGGACAACCCCCTCGAGGGCTCGTACAAGCGATCAAGCGGCGCCGAGTGGTTTATTCCATGCCAGTCATGCCGGCACTGGAACATACCGTCGCTGGAGCACGACCTCGACGCGATGATCGGCGACTACAACATCCACATCAGCGAGAAGTACCCGGGGACCGTATGCGCGAAATGCAGGAAGCCTGTTAATCCGCGTATGGGTCGATGGGTGCACCGCAAGCCTGATCTACGCTGGCAATTTGCCGGGTATCACGTGCCGCAGATTATTTTGCCGCTGCATTTCTCGGATCCTGATAAGTGGGCAACATTGCTTATGAAGCGCGAAGGCTTCGGCAATATGACTCAGGCGCAGTTTTACAACGAAGTCATGGGCGAATCCATTGACTCCGGGCAGAAACTAATCACCGAAACAGAGCTGCGCGGCGCCTGTATTTTGCCTTGGGAAAACAAGAAAGAACCAGAAGCCGCCATCTTCGAACGCCTGCAGCACTACAAACATCGCGTATTGGCAATCGACTGGGGCGGCGGTGGTGAAGAAGGAATCTCGTTTACCGTAATTGCGCTATTAGGTTTTTCTGCCGACGGCACCGTAGACGTACTGTGGGGCAAACGCATTCTTCTCGGCTCAGAGCATTTGGCCGAAGCCGTTGAATGCATGAAGTGGGCGGACAAATTTAAAGTAGATTTTGTCGCGCATGACTACACTGGTGCCGGCACGGTGCGCGAAACCGTGATGGTGCAAGCCGGCTTTAATCTGGATCGCGTGATGGCTGTGCGGCTTGTGCGCGCTGCCAGTCAGGACATCATGGTGTTTAAGCCATCAACGCCTATTAATCATCGCCAACATTACTCGTTAGATAAAACGCGCTCGTTGTTATACACCTGTCAGGCAATAAAACTGAAGCAGGTTAAATTCTTTGGCTATGACTGGACGTCGCAGGATAGCCCGGGACTTATTGCTGACTTCTTGGCGCTTGTTGAAAACAAAGCTGAGTCGCGCCTCGGTGGTGACATCTATACGATTACGCGCAACACGCTGCTAAGCGATGACTTTGCGCAGGCTGTAAATATTGGATGCGCCGCTATTTGGCACATCAATGATGCATGGCCCAACTTTGCCGAAATAGCCGGCCTCGGAAGGATTAGCCAGAAAGCGGCCATCGCCGAGAATCCCTACGATTGGGCAGATGACGATATGGGGAACAAGTTCTTCGGCTACTGACAGTCTTCGTACAGCTTGACGATATCGTCGAAGCCGTTGTTCTGCTCAAATGCCAGCGGATCTTTATTTGCCTGATGATCTACTGGTAATTTGCATTGCAGCAACTCAGTGCGCGTAAGCCGCTGCGCATCTAGCTGATGATTGTGCGTAACCGGCTGCTTTGTCCGAAGCTTTATTACTTGCCGCGCTTCTTGACACGCACAGCAGAAATTCGCGCTCATTGCTTTTACGCTACCGCAAGAGCACACTTTGAGTCTGTGTGTGCCTTCTGGCGCTTTAATTAATACATTTTGCTTCCGCACGCTTTCCCAGCGCGCGAATCGGCGCAGCCGCGGTTCCGCGTAAAATTCGACGGGATGTAGCTTCAACTTAATAGTTTCGATCTCTCCCGGCGATGGGTCTGTGCTTTCAAACATAAAACCTCCTTGTTAGTCAATCCTCTCCACGATATCTGGCGGGCAGACACAGCTCAACGACCGTCCGTTGTCCCATTTGACTGTAAGCTGGACTTGCCGCATGTCTCGGAAATTGAGGTCGGTTGTATCTATTACCGTACCCTCGGTACCGGCGGGGACAGGATCAGGGTCATCAGGCATGCTGACTAACCTAATCCTGTCTCCCGCCTTGAGGTCGCGCGCCAACATTAGCGCTTATTCGCCTCGATGTGGCCGGCGATGATAGCCGACTCGTACGCACCGCGGGCCAGAATACGAGCCTTGGCTGCGTCGCGCAACAAGGCCAGATACTCAGCATAGTCGCGGTCTGAATTAACAGCCGCCTCTGCACTGCTGAATGAGTGCGGCTTACCCGTCATCGGGTTATCGCCAGCGCCCATAATACGGCCGACAGCGGCCATCTTCGCAACGCCGCGCTCGTCCTCGAGCTTCATCTCGTGCTCAACCGCCGCGGCGAATCGCTGCGTGGCTGCTTCAAGTCCTCTCAAAACGTCTGCCATGGAACTTCCTTCAGTTAAGGGAACTACCGAACCGGTCTAACGGATTATCGCTTTGCTCAGAGAAACCGAGCTTGATAAAAACTTTAGCGATACGTCTATTTGTCTCGTCGTCTGGATTACCGACAACGAGCTTGAATTTTTTTGCGGGCTTGTCTATCTCGAATGCGCTAAGCGCTCCGGGGACGCCCCATGTTGAGTGGTCTGTCAGCAGCTCTATCATTCTGCGCTGCCACGCTATATCTTTAGTCGTTGGTTCCCAGTCTGTTTTTGGGATCATTCTTTTAGGTCATCCTTGGCCTGTTGCTCCTTTCTAGTAGGGATGCGCTTCGGAAACTTTTCAGAGTGGCACACATAGCATCGGCTCTGGCGACAACCGGAGCATCGCCACGTTTTACGGAAACGGCCAACGTCGGGAACAAATTTGTTGTCGTCGGGTCCGAAACAACCCGCTAGCCGCTTATAGGTTTTTACGCGACTTTCAATGATGTGTTTTTCTTCGTGGTAACGTTTCATTAGGTTGGCTCACAAAGTATGACTGTCTTACATCCACATTGCTTGGCTACGTTTACAGCGGCTGGCGCGTAAACAGACACAGGGTTATCGCGGTTAATTATGCCGGCTGTAATTAACGCCTGCAGGCCTAAGCTCGCAAAACCGCGCCGCCTATACTCCGGGTCAACGAAGCATTCAATAGTCTGCGCCTCAACGGTCTCGCCTTTGAATTTTTCAGGCCACAGGCGCGTACCAACCCAGCCTGTAAGTACGTTATTCCACCAGATAAGCGCTAGCGCCATTTCTGGATGCGGGCCGGGCGTAGGCGTGACGTAACGCTTTTCGAGCTCTTTAGCGATCGAGCTGTCGCTCTGCGAGTCCGGCCACGATAAACGCGTGTAGATAGCCGAGACGTCGATTACGCCGAGCTTATTGATGTCTTTGATGAATATGCGAAATTCCATGGCAAGTCCTCCGTGACATGCTATGGATTTTAACAAAGCCGGTGGCCGGGAACGATCCGGCGACATTCAGTTTACAAAACTGACGCTCTACCAACTGAGCTACACCGGCGCTAATCAGTCGTCGTCTTCAAGGTCGTCTTCGAAGTCGTCTTCGTAGCCCTCGTCGTCGTCATCGTCTTCGTCGTCTTCGTCAGACCATGCGCCGGCATAGTCGTCGTCTTCTTCGTCCTCGTCATCTTCATCGTCAACAAACCAGTGCGTGACGGGATGGTCGTCGTCTGAGTCTTCTAACTCGTCGTCCTCGTCCTCGTCATCATCGTCGTCGACAAACTGCCAGTCCTCTTCGATAAAATCGTCGTCGAAGTTGTCGTCGCGTTTAGCGGCGGTGGGCTGACAATAACAGGGCTGCGGCATTGAAGACTCCTTAACCTACACCTTTAGATGTTTTCGGGCTGTAGTCGCTCCAGAACGTGTCACACCAGCTTTTGGTTATTAAAAATCCGGGCATGTTGTGTACTGTATCTTCGCCACAAAATACGCCCTGTTGCGCAAAACAGTTTAACAAAGCTGTCCAATTAGGGGCAATGCCGATCGTGTTAAAGTGCTTATCTATTGCGCGCCTATTGAGCCACCAATGTGATTTATTTCTAAGTATGTAGTTTGCTGGCTGCTGCGGGTTTCTAGGCCGCGGCAAAACAGCTATATGATCGTCAATCAATGCCTTATTTAGCTCCACCATGAATGCTTCGTGGGCATCCTGCGGCAAGAGCAGTATCTGCGTAGCCGCGGCCATATTAAACGTGGCGCCATAGGTTTCGTCTAGCCACCTGTGCAAATCACGCAAAACGGCCACTATTAGCGTCTCATTTGCCGGGGCGGTTGACATGCGCTGCCGCAGAAAGCGCTGGATGTATGCCGGTACAATGTACGACAGCGCTGAATAGTCTGTAGCCGGGTCTGGCACGGCGGTCGGGCTAATTGCGGCCCAGTCATACGTTAATGCTGCTGGTAAGCTAGCCGAGCCCAGCCGCAGAAAGCACGGTTTATCAGGGTAGCGCGCTATTGCCGTCATCAGCCATTTATCGTCTTCATGTGGCGCCTCAACAAATCCCGGCCGGGTTAGCTTACGAATAGGCGCTGCGCGCGCTGCCGCATTAGCTGCGTGCGATGCCTCTATTTCTGTGTATTGACAATTTATAGCTTTGCCGCATAAGACGGCTGCATTAAAGGCGCCGGCGGGTATGCATATGCTTGTAGGCGCGGCGTTAACAATCGGCGCTACGAGATCAGCGAGTATTGCAGCAGTGAGCGTCCAGATAAACGCGTTCTCGTGCGTGGGGGTCAGCAGCGGGCGAATAGCCAAAGGGGCGGCTATCTGCGGCTCAGGAAAGCTGAACGCCGTCTTACTCGGAAGCTGCGGGCATATTGACGGCTTAACTGCCCCGTCGTTGGCTATCGCGTAGTTCGAGAATTGGAACTCGCGGGTTTTGTCGTTCCAGCCGGGTTCGTTGGATATGTTCAGTATTTCTGGCGTATGCAGGCTAAGCGCAAAAGAAATTGATTTTCTATTCCAGTAAGGTGAGTAGATAACCAGCTCGTTTCGTCCGGCCAGTAGCTGCTCTACAAACGCAAGCAGACCCATGCGGTCTACGCGCTTGCTACTCTCAAAAAACTCGAAGATCTTGTCCTGCTTTTTAACGTAGCCAGCGTAATACTTATCGCCGACTTCCGTGTAAATAATACGCTGAATAACAATAAGGCAGTTAATGATCTGTACGCCAGCAGGTGTGTACCAGCCGTCAGCGCGCTCTATGATCTCAAGCGCCTTTTTTCGTTCTGGTGCTACGCCGTGGTGCGCTACGAGCCGGTCAAGGATGCTCAGTTCAAGCTCTGTAGATACTGTTGTCTTGTCTTTGAGGAACTGGCGCATTTTGTCGCGGGAGATGTTTAACTTGCCAGCGAATGCCTGAATGGCCGGCGGGCTCAGTGTGTTAAACACGTCCGAGAGCGCTGTCTGCCACGTCACAGCCGATCGGCATATGGTGGCTAGCCGCTTCATGGTGCGCACAGGCATTGCGGGCTGTACGGCGTTCTCCGGTGGCGCGGGGCAGACATAGCCTTTGCACG